CCAAATACAATACATCGTCTTTTTTGTATGGCATGGTTAATATTTGATCTGCAATATCAAATAGTTCTTCTTTAGTCATTCTTGTTCCCTTAATAAACTGTACGACGACAAAGGCAACCCTTCAGTTGTGTTCCAATTTTCATACACCAATTTATTTTTACGTTTGTTTAATACAGTGATGTTGCTATCTAAAAAATTAAACATCACACTTTCAACTTCTTCCCTAAATCTTTCTGCTACTTTTAAAGCATTTATTAAATCTTGTTGTCTGCGCGTATCATGAAAAAGCATTTTTCCTCCATCATTTAGCGAGTCCCAAGTGTCAAATGCAAAATCTAATCTTTTATCATCTATACCATCAACAAAGATCAAATCAAATTTTTGGTAAAACTTGTTTTGATATCCAATCAAAACGGGTTGAGTGGCTTGAAGTAAATGAGTGGCTATTCTGTTTGATACCACACAAGCCCATTTACTATCTGTTTCAACACATAATAACACTTTTGGCTTGCATTGTGCAAAAATTTGAGTTGATCCACCCACACCAAACTCTAAAATAAAATCACTATCTTTACCCAGTTGCATCAGCACTGTGGAATCCTCAATAGACAAATCACCCACGAATTCAATTGGTCTTTGTTTTTTCATTCTTGCCCCTTTGTTCAATTTCATCTCTTGTCATACATCCTCCTCATCAAATATCACGCGCAAGCCGTCCTCTGAGATTGTATAAACTTCAAGGTCTTTGCGTTGTGCGGTCTTGACCAGACCCACTGTCAGATACTTCTTCTCAACCATTTTCTCAATCGCGCCCCAGATTGTGGCTTCATTCAAGGACTCATTGAGCCGACCGCTTTTCAGCAAGATTTCTTTGGCGTTTGTATTGGAGCTCTTACGCGCTTGCCGACTGATTGATATATAACCGCCTGACTGAATGTGTTCGTGTAATACAGTTAGGATGATCTTTTCCTGCGAATCCGCATTCACGTCTTTGACGATTGGGGCGCTGATGTCATAATACAATTGCTGGTCATTGAACTTGACGGTCGACTGAAAGCCTGACTTGCCGTAGTTTGACTTACGGAGCGCCAGTATGTGCGTGCCGTTCTCAGAGCCGATTGACCACCGTGCCCGCGCCCCGTTGTGCCAGCCCGTTGAACCGCTGAAAGCGTCCGTGTTGCCGAGGCTCACTGACGCCTTGTCAACGTGGTGTAGGGCGATGACGGCAAGGCGCTCTCGGGCGTGTCTCAGCGCGCTCAAATACATTTGCACCTGAGCGCGGTCAATTTCATTCCCGCCGAAGAACATCGAGTTGTTATCTACGATGAGCACGTCGGCTTGAAACTCTTTGCAGGTCTCCACCAACTCATCAAAGTTTCCATTGGGCTTGAGCGTTTTGCCGTTTGACTCATAGACCACTTGTGTGTCTTTCTCGCTCCAGTTCATAATGTGAAGGTGCTTATTCACCTCTTCGGGGTCGATGACCGCAGCGCGCATATAGTTCTTAGCCCGCCACAACACGCTGGCCTCGGAGTCCTCTCCGCTCAGGTACACCACGCTGTAGGGGCGCGTCAGGGGGTTTGTCAGGGCGGAGCGCCCATAGGCCAAGTCTATGGCCAGCTGAAGCGCTATCCAGCTCTTACCCGTGCCCCCGTGCCCTGCAAAAAGCGTCACCGCATCCGTAGGCAGCCAGTTAGGTATGATGAACTCATGCGCGGGTATGGCGCGGGCGTTGAGGTTGCTCAGGTCAACGCGAGACGCTTTTTGAATCACCTTCTCATCGGTGTTGATTGTCTTGAGTGCTAGCGAGCTCGGCTTGTAGCCTTCCTGCATGGCGTGATGAAACAGCGTACTGATGTTGACCTCGCCCCTATAGGTCAATAGGGAGCGGTAACCTTCACGCACACGATCCTCTTTTGAAGATCGGTGAGCGGGATTTCTTGAACCAACACTCCACTCAGCCCAGAGCTCAACCCCACCGTCAATACGAGCGAGGCTGAAGAGTATTTGTTTCCATTTGTCGTGGGGGCAGTCAGCAGGTATGAATGTGAGTGCGGTGCGGATTTCGTCAAGTTGCTCGGGTGTTTGATATAAATAAGTGCGTTCATGGGCGCTTTCCGTAGGTAACTGCGAGCGAAGCTCAGGGTTGATGCGATCTTTGATAAAAGGCTTGAGGTCGGCCAGCCCCCCGTTACGAATCATTTTGCCCGTGAACGTGAAAAAGCGCTTGCCCGCATAGTACTCAATGCCGTTGCCCACATTCTTGCCGTTGAAGTACTCCCCGTAGCCTATAGCGTGCACGCCTGAGCCCGAGGGTGACGCCTCAACGTATCCAGGCAGCTGTTTGGCGAGGCTTTCAAGGTCGGTGCCATACACGTTGTCAAGGTCAATGCCTTGCCAGTACTTTTCACCATCATGGCCCAGCGCAAAGCCCAGCCCTGCATAGCTCTCAGACGCTTCTACAATATCGCTGGCCTCAGCGTAGGTGCTCAGCTGATTGACGTCCTCGGGTGAGTCAAGCGTGCCGTTGCGCGGTTTGCCGTTAGTGTAGTAGGGGACTTTGTCTGCTTTGCCGTCAGGGCGCTGAATCATCTTGTACAGCAACCACCGCTTAGCACGGCGCATTTCAGGGGGCATGCGCTCTTCTTCGCCCCAGTTTATTTTGATCACAGACACGTAAAATCCTTATTTCGATTATTGGCTACGAATTTTGCCTGAAAATGAGGTGCAAAAACCACGTTTCGCTGAAACACAGGGAAAACCCTCAAGAAAAAAGTGAAAATATTTCAAAATATTTGTGAAAAGGTGTTGTCAAACTCAAGAACATGAGCAATAATTCACTCAGGTTGCAAAAACAACCTAATCTTCAATAACCGCAATAAAGGAAATATCAAATGAACGCTCCCCACAACTCATTCATCAGTAATCTCGCTGTCATGTCTGACTTGGATCGCATCGGTCAACTGAAAGCCGAAATCGCTGACTTGAAAAAAGAACAAGACGCTTTGATTGACGTGTTCAAGAACGCAGGCGAAGGCAAGTACGAAGGTCAACTGTTCAAAGCCTCTGTCTACATGAGCACCACCGACCGCGTTGATTATAAGGCGGTTGCCCTTGCTGCGCTTGAGCGTGTCAAGGCTTTTGAAATGGCCACGTATGGTTCAGAAAAAGGCGCTGAGATTTTCGACACGTATCAAGCTGGCCTGATCTCCGCCAACACCGAGCAAACTGTTTCAATCGGCTTCCGTCTCTCAGCACGTTAATCAACCCCTGCCCCTTCGGGGGCTCTTTAATAAAGGAAATAATCAAATGAAACTCAAAGGCCAAGGCAAAAAAGAGTTTATCGTTATTCGTTGGGATGACTTCACAAACGCATGGAAAGCCTTCACAATACCATGCACAGTCAAACAAGCCGTATGGATGGTCAATGACGCACCTGCTTTGAAACTGGTAGCCGTATCATTGACTGACTGGGATCGTATGCAAAATAAATCAAATCGTGTTAACTTGAAATACGACGCACCTTACAACCCTGAGTTCCTCGGTGCTCAACCTCCCCGCGCTGGCGAAGACTATTAATCAAATAAAGGAAATAATCAAATGAATTTTGTAAAAAACGCAAACACAAACATGACTCACCTTGTGGGTAACTTGCGCGCCACTTACGCCGACTTGGTTGAAGTGTTTGGTCAGCCTGATGAGCGCAACGGTGACAAGACTACCTGCTCATGGCACCTGAAGTTTGAAGACGGCACAGTAGCTACCATTTATGATTGGAAAGAGGATCAGACCCCTCTTGATGACTACGACTGGCACATTGGTGGTAAAACGCCTCGCGCCCTTGATCGCGTGTATGACACCTTTTTCAACATACCCAGCGTTTAAGGGTTAAGGCCATGACTAATTATACTATCACAGCTGAACAACTCAAAACCTTGCGCTCAGCATTAGTTCTTACTGACTTCCTTCATGGTGTTTACGATTATGCGGGCGAACCCAAAATGAAGCCGATTGATAAAATCACTATTGAAAATGCATTCGCCATCTTTGACGAAGTCAAATACAAACAAGTAACTGAAGAAATCGTTTAACCCACCCGCCCCCTCACGGGGGCATATTTTGAAAGACTTTTACCATGAACAAACAAGCCCTTATAGTTATGCCTGAGTCGGTTGCTGACCCGCTCAAATTTGACAAACTCAGCGAGAAATATCAGGTCATAAAGACCCATGACGTAGCCCAAATTATGAGGGAGCAAGGCTTCATCATCACACAGGCCAACACGCTCAAGCCCCGCAGGCGCGACCCCCGTGTAGTAAAACATTTTCTCCGCATGCGTCACCAGTCTCATGTAGACGCGATTAACGGAACCATACCTGAAATCCTGCTGATCAACTCGCATGACGGGTCGACTTCATTACGGATGGAGGCAGGGCTATTCCGCATGATCTGCGCCAACGGATTGATTGTCAAATCAAATGAGATATATTCATCACGCACGCGCCACATAGACGTGACCGAGAGCCGTGTTGTTGAAGAAGCCGACAAGGTCATCAGGGCAGCGCTTGAAAGCGCCAGACGCGTTGAGCTTTTCATGAACAAAAATCTTTCCGACGCTGATGCACGCGAGTTTGCCATGCAGGCCATTCAAATCCGCAGCATGCCCAACGTGACGCCTGAAGCCATATTGCAAGTTCGCCGTCAAGAAGACGCGGGCAACAAACTCTGGAACGTGTTCAATCGTGTTCAAGAGAACTTGATGCGCGGGGGAATTCAGGGTGTTTCAACTAATGGGCGCAGGGTTACTACTCAGGGCGTCAAAGCAATGGGACCCACGGTCAAGGTGAATACTCGGTTGTGGGAACTAGCCGAAGAATTTGTGTAAATATTTTTTCTGGGGTGGTTGTTTTTTATAAAATTACAGGTTTATAATTCAACCACCCCAATAACTGAATAAAGGAAATAATCAAATGAACATCTTTTTTCTACACTCCGTTCCCCGCCTTGCAGCCAGTAATCACGCTGACATTCACGTGGGTAAAATGCTTATTGAGTCGTGCCAAATGTTGGCCACGGCTTATCACTTTTATGGCGAGGGTGAGAGCGTCACTTACAAACCTACTCACAAAAATCACCCTTGTGCCGTCTGGGTACGCGAGTCCGCTCTTAACTATGGCTACGTGGCCGATATGGCTGAAGCGTTGGGTCGTGAACACTTTTTTCGGTTTGGTACTCATCATGCATCTCAAGACGTGTTACGCAAACAGCTGACAAAAGCCCCCGAAGCCATGCGTATGCTGCCCTTCAAGTTTACACCCCCGCCTTTGTGTATGCCCGATGAATTCAAAACTGACGATTACGTTGAGTCGTATCGCGCGTTTTATGCCAGCAAAGCCGACACAATGGAGATGAAGTGGGAACGCAAAGATGACAATGCGCCATTTTGGTTTACGGCTGCCCGCAATAACTATTTGAAAAGGCTTCAAAGTGTTTAAAAATAATCGCTACATTGACAAGCCTCCTGTGATTGAGATTATTGGTTGGGTGGCAATCATGGTTGTCTTTTTCTGGGTTTTGTTTTACGGATTTGCATTTATGTGTATGGGTGTTTCATACCTTTTGGGGAAACCGCTATGAACTTAAAATTTTACTATCTCTATCAAGACAAGAATTATATTGATTGTGAAATTCAACATGAGTCATCTACGGGTGACGGCTGGGATGAACCTTTTATTTCAGAGTCGTTCATCTTGATTCGCGCTATGCTTGCTGGCGTTGATATCACCCCCTTACTGAGTGAGGAAGCCGTTACGTCAATTGAAATTGAAGCGTCTAAACATTTCAAAAACATGGAGGATGAATACGATGAATAAGAAAAAACCCCCATCTGCAGAACTCGCTTTGCGGTTGGCAGCATATTATTGGACGTGCAAAAAATACCAAATCAGTTGGGATTGGGTTTTTGTTTGGGCTTTTTATGACCACTGGGTTGAGGAGTATTTCAATGACTAAAAGAGTTTATCACCCACACGACACTTATGACATGGAAAGGGTTCAAGACGCATTGCTCAATGCCGATCATGGACACAAGCAATATACTTTCTATGAGCAGGTGTGCGCTATCATTTTTGCCATTGCATGTGTTTCACTTTGCCTTATAGGGATATTCAAATGAAAACTATTGAAGAGTTACGCGAAGAAAATGAGCGATTACGCCAGCAACTGTTAATGGAAGGTAAGGACGCGCCTCTTACCGATATGATTTATGGCAAGACACCTGAAGAGTTCAAAGATCCTACAGACGTTATGCCACAAAACAACGGCATGCTTCAGGGCATTACTGATCCGCTGCAGAAACTCATCAATCAGTTTGAGCCCACTGAGCTGGTCAGTCGTCAAGTGTTCAGGAAGATGCTCCTCGCTGCATTGAACAACTGGCGCGAGAAGTCCCGCGTTGAAGCGATAACTGAATTTATGATTACTCTTGACCTTTATGTAATCAGCAAGGAGACTGCAGAGCGTCAAGGGGTTTCTGATTTCTGTATGAGCACACATGATATTTTGAAGGCGTACAAAAATGAAAAACGATGATATAGACATTTTTACTACTCTTGTTAGCATCATTGCGGTTTTCGCAGTTGTGATCTTTTTCATCTCGTTTGCCGTAACTATGGGTTACGAACTTGCGGAATTTCTTTTGAGGCATGCATGATACCTAAAAAGATTCACGTCGTATGGATCGGCGATATGAGCAAGTGTCCTTATAACTACATCAATACTTGGCGCACGATGAACCCAGATTTTGAGTTCTGCCTCTGGGATAATGATGCTTTGCAGAAAAACAAATGGGTTAATGCTAAGCACATGAAAGAAATGCTGAAGCATGAAATATGCGGAGTGGCCGATATGATGCGCTATGAGATACTTTACTCATTGGGCGGAATAGCTATTGATGCTGATTCAAAGGCTACCAGACCACTAGAAAACTGGATGCTCAGTTCAAATGAATTTGCCAGTTGGGAAAATGAAATCGCGCGTCCAGGACTGATAGCTATCAATGTTATTGGTTCTATCGCTGGCTCGCCTTTTTTCAAAAATGTTATTGATGATATAAAGAGCCAAGATTCTGTTATCGATCGTAGCGCTTGGGAGTCTACTGGCCCACTAGCAATTACGCAAACTTGGCAACGCACTCATCATCCTTTAACTATATACCCGAGTCATTTTTTCATACCGAATCATTTTGATGGGAAAATTTATTCAAATGGTGGACCCGTTTTCTGTGAACAACGCTGGGCATCCACTTTTAACAAGTATGACTCACTTCATCAAGAGGATATCCATGACCAAACTTAAAGTAGGTATCCTCGTACCCTCGTATGACAGCAAAGTTGTTTGCAATTTTGTTGTATCTATTGCAGAAGTATTTCGCTTGAATGAAGTTTTCGGGGGTAACCTTGAGTTGCACCTTCAATTCTGGATGGGCGAGGCAATTATTGAGAAAGCGCGTAACAATCTTTTCAATGAAGCGTTTACTGACGGCATGGACGAAATAGTTTGGATTGATGCTGATCAGTCATTTGAGCCTCTTGCGTTTTTCAAAATATTGACTCATCCCGTCGATGTTGTGGGTATTCCTGTGCGTATGAAAACTGATGACGAGCGTTACAACTTAAGACCTGAAGATCCTAAGCTCCATGAGTACGACTCGAAGCTAGGGTTGCTGAAAGTTGATCGCCTAGGTACGGGTTTCTTGCGGGTTTCACGTAAAGCCATGGCTGCTATTTATTACAGTTCTGCTGACTACAACGATGGGGAAAAGACGCGCAAGCGGGCATTCGAAATGCGTTGTGTTAACGGAGCTCTTTTCACTGAGGATATTACCTTCTGCGACAAGTTGCGTGAGTTGGGCTTCGAGACTTATGTTGATATGAGTTACACAGCCAAACATTTCGGAATGAAGTGCTGGGAAGGCGACTACAAACAATATTTCAAGGAGAATCATTTTGAGACCTGATTATCGTAATCGTGATCATCGTATTGAATACTTTGATGCCATGTATGCTATGAATTTGAAACATCGTGTTCATCCAGGATTGGTTTATTTATATATGCCTGAATTGAAAAAGCGCTTGCAGTGGGATGATGAAACGGCTTTGTGGTTTGCTACGATCAATGGGCATACACAAAACCCTATCACAAGTATGTATATAATGCAGTTCATGCCTGAAATACCTACGAAAGACTCTGAGTGGAAAACGGCACAAGAGCAGTTTGACATATTGTGGTCAGAGTTAAGTTTTGACACAGATCGCAATAAGCAAAAGAAAGATACAATAAAAGGTCTGCATTCATATTCAATGCTAGTACGTGAGTATGGATCACAAGCTAATCTATGGTCAAATAAAATTTACGATCAATATTGGGTGCTGGCCAGTAGCATTCATTCATTTGGTCGATTGTCAGCTTTTTCTTACCTTGAGTATGTTCATCTAAACAATTTCGGGGCAGATTGCACACGCTTAATGTTTGATGACCTTGAAGGTTCACGCTCGCACCGTAATGGTATGTTCTTTTTGACAGGTCAAGACAACATGGTTTACGACAAGCGACAACCCGACAGCCATGATGGAAAATACCCAAACTTAAAAGGATTGGGCGCTAGTCTTGAAGGTCAAGCGGAGTTGTGGTTGGCGAGTTTTGCACATTTTCACCCACACCTGCCAAATATCAGCAAGTTTACTCTTGAATCTTGTTTGTGTCAATTTAAGAACGGCTTTTTCAAACGTCGTTATCCTGGGGTTTATGCCGACATGGCTTGGGATCGGATTCAATGGTATGATAAGCGCAGTTTGAATCGATTAACAAAGGTTTTCAAACAGATACGCGAAGATCATTTGCCTGAGTGGTTGCGTCAGGAGTGCGATAAGACAGGCATAACGCGGTCTGAAAAGTGCGCAATGTATATTGAAACGGGCATGCCCTACAGAGCTGAGCATTTCATGTCATGAATATAATTCTTTCACTGCGCGGTACCAGTGGTAGTGGCAAAACAACGGTCGCCCGCACATTCTTGACTGACTACCCTTGCAAGCCGTTGCTAGTACAAGGAATGAAAAAGCATTGGGGCTATGAGATTGATTTGAGCGCAGAAAGTATCAGTGCGCCTTTGTTCGTAATCGGCTCTTATGAAAACACTTGCGGAGGAACAGATGGAATTAACACTCAAGAAGAAATTGCGGAAAGAGCGCTTGCAGCATTTACTCGCGGTCACGTTCTGCTTGAAGGTTTGCTTCTCAGTAAAGTCGGACCCAAGGCTATCACCACTGAAATGCTCAAACCTACTAACGCTTACGTGGCTGGGTATATTGATACTCCTTTGGAAGAGTGCTTACGTCGTGTTGAAAAGCGCCGAGCCGATAGAGGAGATGAAAGACCTTTTAATCCTGCGAATACGATCAGCGCTTTTAAATCAACATTAGCAGCGTGTAAAAACTTGTATGATATGGGCGGGGTGAGGGTGATTACCATTGATCATACAAACGCTTTTAAAGAGACCCTTGATATATTTGTAAAGGCTGAAAATGGGCAACTTTAACACCCTTATCCGTTTTGCAGTTGAGCGCGAAAACATTCGGGAAAAGCGTTCAGTTCAAAGTGATAATTTCACTTCTGATCCGATACTGGCTAAGTTCAGGTTCTGCAATATTCACCGCAGAGACGACCGTGTAAGCAAATGGCTACTGGAGCATTATTATAGTCAAGACGGAAATGATGTTTGGTTCAAAGCGGTAATCGCTCGCTTAATTAACTGGCCACCCACACTGAACTATTTGATGAGCAGGAAACTGATACCCACGTTTGCAGGTAATTTCAAACCAGTTGAGTTCATTGACGCGCTTGAAGACCGAATGAAAGACGGTGTTAAGATGTACAGCTCAGCATATATAGTTTACCCTACCAACGTCAAGGGCAACACAAAAGCGATGAATATGTGTACGCATATTATTTTGCCCTTGCTTGAAAACATTGACGCTATTCGTGAAGTGAAAAGCAAGAATAGCGTTGAGCTGATGACAAAAGAGTTGGCCAAATCATTTGGTATTAAGACGTTTATTGCTGGTCAAGTGACCGCTGATTTAACTTATATTTCTGGGGAATTGAATTTTGCAACCGATCTTTATTCTTGGGCACCTATGGGTCCTGGTAGTATGCGGGGTCTTAATAGACTTTTTGACAGACCTGTAAAACACCATATGAAGGAAGATGATTTTTTGAATGAGCTAAGGCAAGTTCATTTAAAGTTGATTAAAGAGGATCCCCGCTTTGATGATTTAACCCTTCATGATGCGCAGAACGTGATGTGCGAGTTTGACAAGTACATTCGTGTGGCGCGTAATGAAGGCACACCCCGACAACTTTACAAAAGTGAATGGAGATTTTGATGGAGTTAGTTACCCGCAATGTGAATACGCTTTTTTCAACCGCTCTGTGGCGTTTGAAAACTTCGGGAATTCAAACACAAACTCGTAATGGACCTGCGCTTTATATTCCTGAACCCGTACTGACCACTGTGCTTGAGCCCACTGAGCGCGTTCTGTTTTATGGTCGTAGGAACCCGAATCCAATCTTCCATTTGATGGAATCAATATGGATGCTGGCAGGGCGCGATGATGTAAAGTTTTTACGACAATTTAACTCTAGAATTGGTCAGTTCAGCGATGATGGAGAAAGATTCAATGCGCCTTATGGTTACAGAATGCGTTTTCAATTTGGTGTTGATCAACTAGTGGGTTTGATTTTTCATCTTACAAAAGAGCCCAACTCACGTCAAGCGGTGATTCAACTTTGGGACGCAAATGATTTAGAAAAAGATACAAAAGACCGCGCTTGCAACACACAGATGATTTTTGCTATCAAGAACAATAAACTTGATATGACGGTTTTCAATCGCTCAAATGATTTTTGGTGGGGATATTGCGGTGCGAATATCGTGCATTTCACAATCATTCAAGAGTTCGTTGCTATTGCTCTCGGTCTTGAAGTTGGTAAATATCATACAGTCACTACTAATTTGCATTTGTATGAAAATTTGTATGACGCGATGCCTGATGTTGAAAGACCCCCGTATTACGGAGACTTTGATTATTATCATCAAGGCAAAGTCAAATCAAAGCCTCTTTATGCGGGAGACTGGAGACTTTTCTTGATTGATTGTGAAAACTTTTGTAAAAACCCTTTTGATGGAATATACACCTATGACTTCTTTAAATCAGTTGCTGAGCCTATGGCACGGGTTGCCCAAGAACGCGCCAGCAAGGCTGGAAATGGGCTTAAAACAGCTGACACTATCGGAGCAAGCGACTGGCGTCAAGCTACACTTGAATACATTCTTAGAAGGGAACGAACTAATGAAGGCTAATGACAAACAAGTAGGCGGGTATCATTACAGCTCAACCATCCAGCATTGGGATTACGTTGTAGCAAATGATCTAGATTATTTTCAAGCACAGATCACAAAGTACATCACGCGCTGGAAAAAGAAAAACGGAATGTCAGATTTACTTAAAGCCGAGCATTTCTTACAGAAGTACATTGAGCTCCAAAAGACAGAACCTGAAGAAGGCGAACCCACATCGGGCTACGTGAATCAAGACAGATGAGTACTATCGTGTTTGATACTGAAATATTCAGCAATCTTTTCCTGTTTGCGGGTAAAGTGCTTGAAAGCGGAAAGTATTTTTATATTTGGGGTCATGAAGATGGCTCACGCCAAATGTTGAAAGATCTTTTCGCCAGTCAAAACACGTTTATCAGTTTTAATGGTATTCGGTTTGATATGCCTGTAATTAGTTTTTTCATGTCTGGTAAAACCATCACACAGACCAAGCAGCTTGCCAACGACATTATCGAAAAAAATTTGATGTCGTGGGTAGTGGAGAAAGAGCATAAATTCAAAATACCCGTTATTGACCATATTGATTTGATAGAAGTCGCGCCCAGCTTTGTGAGTTTGAAAACTTACGGGGCGCGCATGAATATGCCTTTGATTCAAGACTTGCCGTTTCACCACGCGTCTGAAATCAAGGCGGACGATTTTGACCTTGTAGCCAAGTATTGTGAGAACGATCTTGACACTACCGAAGAGCTCTACAACAGGCTACAAGGTCAAATTCAATTGAGAGTTGAAATTAGCAAGGAGTATGGGTTTGATGCTCGCTCAAAATCAGACTCACAAGTGGCTGAGCATATGTTTTTGAAACGCCTCGGTTTGAAAAAAGGTAATCAGCATGTGCCTAACAGCGTTCGCTACAATCCTCCTAAATTCATAAATTTCATACGAAATGACTTGAATGAGTTAAGAGATAGAATGCAGAGCCATATATATGAAGTGCGCCCTAGCAGTGGCCACGTAGAGTTGCCCGCGTTCTTGAGGGAAGATCTAGTGAAGATAGGTGATGGGGTTTACCAAATGGGCGTGGGCGGTTTACATTCTACTCATGATCGTAAAGTTTGTTACGTAACTGATGACGAATATTGTGTCATGGATTTTGATGTGGCGTCATATTACCCTGCAATCATGCTAAACTGCAATTTGATACCTATGAACACGGGTGAAAAGTTTTTAAATGAGTATCGTCGGCTTTTTGAACGTCGCCTTGCAGGTAAAAAAGCGGGCAATATGGTCATAGCTGATACTTTAAGGATCGCTTTGAATGGAACATTCGGTAAGACTGCCAATAAATATTCACCGCTGTATTCACCTGACGTAATGATTAATATCACTTTAACTGGTCAATTAACATTGTTAGTACTCATTGAAACTCTTGAAAATGAAGGTGTAAAGGTTATTTCAGCTAACACAGACGGAATCATGCTTTATTACAAGAAGAGCAGGGACGTTGATGTCAGTACGATAATCAATCAGTTCAGTTCATTAACGGGTTTTATGTTTGAGTCAACGCCATATCGTGCCGTAGCGCTGAAAGACGTGAATAATTATTATGCTATCAAAAAAGATCGCAAGGTTAAAATTAAAGGTATTTATGCTGCGCCCACTTTGAGTAAGAATCCCACTGCCCCTATCGTTTCAAAAGCCGTAGCCGAGTGGCTCGCGAATGGTAAGCCGTTTGAAGAAACTTTTATGAGTCAGGATATCACTGATTTCATAAGTGTGAGAAATGTTACGGGCGGGGGTGTTCAAGGCGACCAGCATCTCGGTAGAGTAGTGAGATGGTATCAAACTATTGATCAACTCCCGCCAATCACATATGCAAGCAACGGCAACAAGGTCGCCAAGACTGATGGTGCTCGCGCTTGTATGAAAATGCCTGACAGCATCCCTGCTGATCTTGATTTTAATTGGTATTTGGCTGCGGCGAAGAAGACTGTTTCTGATATTGGTGCAGCCCGTTTTTTGTAAGAGGAGAGTGTATATGGAAATTGAAGCTCCCGTGTGTTGGATTGTTGATAATTCTCTAAACAAGACTATCAAAGATGCTGCACGTTTCGGGGTGTTAGAGCATGTGTTTACCGACGTTGACATTAGCAAAGTCGATATCGTGAAGCACGCAAGGGAGGTATTGCAAGATTTTAATGAAGGAGACTACTTATGCCTTATTGGTAACCCGTTGCTTTCGGGTGTGTGTGTTGGTGTGATTGCACAAAATAATCCTGGGATTAGATTGAAGGTTCTTCAATTTGACAGCAGGGCTTTCCGCTACTATGAAGTAGCAATTCAACTTTAATAAAGGAAATAACATGAGTTTCATGAATGGGCTTGTAAAAGGCAAGCAAGAACTTCCGCCCCGTATTTGCATATACGGAAATCATGGTATAGGTAAATCGACCATTGCCTCTCAATTCCCTGAGCCTATTTTCATTAATACTGAAAATGGTCTTGACTCACTTGATGTAACCTCTTTTCCTAAAGCGGGTGAAATCAATGACGTTGTTGAGAATATCAAAACGCTTTTGAAAGAAGAGCATTCGTTCAAGACCCTTGTGGTTGATTCGGTTGACTGGTTAGTTGAGCCTTTGATATCTAAAGATATTGAGAGCTCTTATGACGCAAAAGATCTAGGATACGGCAAAAATCAAATTTACGTGGCTGAATCATTTCGTGAGATCTTGCAAGGGCTTGACTCATTGCGTCGTAAACGCATGATGAATATCGTATTGCTGGCTCATTCAAATGTGATTCGTTATGAAAATCCTTTGACTGAACCTTATGATCGTTTTTCACCTAAGTTGCCCAACCGCTGTAATGCACTTCTTCAAGAATGGTGTGACGTCATTGCATATGCGGGTTTCAAGATCATCATCAAAAAAGCTGACGTCGGTTTCAATAATACGGTAAGTCGTGGCGTTACAACGGGTGAGCGTCTTTTGCATGTTGTTGAGAACCCTGCGTACATTGCAAAAAACAGGTATTCATGCCCTGATTCTTTCGAGATGAAGTATGAAGAGATTATCAAGTACATTCCCGTAATTCAATAAGGAGATAAAAATGAGTAAATTTGGTTTTGATTTGAACGAATACGCATCAGAAGATCGCAATTATGACCCTATTCCTAAAGGTGACTACATGTTGTCTTGCACCGAGGCGGTTGAAAAAACCACCAAGAGCGGAGGCACAATGATTGCTGCAACTTTTGAAGTTTTGGGCGGTAAGTATTCTGGTCGTAAAATCTGGAATAACTTCAATATACACAACAGCAGCGAAGTGGCTCAGAAGATTGGTCGTGAGCAAGTTGCCGCATGGGCTAAAGCTGCGGGCAAGCCCAATGCAACTTCTTTTGACGACTTGATTGACAAGTCATTCAAAGCTGCTGTGGGTATTGAAAAGGGCACTGGCGGTTATTCTGACAAAAACCGCATTGAAGGTTATATCATTTCAAGCTCACTTCCCCCTGAAGCGATTGCTAAAATTGCAAAGACGGGTTTTGAAGACATGAAAGATGATTTAGAAGCGCTTGAAAAAGCTGCTCCCAAATCTTCTAAAAAGAAAAATCCTTGGGATTAAAGGTTATGGGGTGGCAAGAGCAGTCGTTTTATATGAGTCGGGGTTTTCATTTCTCCTCGTTAACCTTTAATTAACAAACTCATAACCGCGTTTCCTCTGGTTTCTAGACCACGCCACCCCACCCAATATTATGGCAACTAAAAAACCCACACCTATTATGATACCCGCACCCGAGGTCAAATTGATTGACCGCATTTATGAGGGGATCAAAAACAATGATCAAAAACCTATACGCTTGTCAAGGCTGGGCGCTTCAGGCATAGGTGACTCATGTTTACGGAAAATCTGGCTCTCATGGCGTGCGTATGACGTATCTAATTTTGACGGCAGAATGATTAGGCTTTTCAACACGGGGCATCTGCAAGAACAACGCATCGTTGATGATTTGATTCAAGCGGGTTGTCAAGTTTGGGCAGTTGACCCTAACGGTCAGCAGTATACCTATACTGATGACACGGGGCATTTTGTGGTCAAAGTAGACGGCATCATCAAAGGTATTGATGGCGCTGAAAA